CTTTACGACTCTCTGGTGCCCACCACTATTCCTGCTGCTGTACTTATTATTGCTAAGTATCAGTATCAAATTGCATTTGTAGCAGATCAGGAAATTAATCTTCTTGCAGCACTAACTGAAATTATGGTGGAGTGCGAATTTAAATGAAATCTCTTAAAACTCCATTACGGTATCCTGGTGGCAAGTCCCGTGCTTGTGTCAAGATGGATCCATACTTTCCAGACCTACGTGATTATACTGAGTTTCGGGAACCCTTTCTCGGTGGTGGGAGTGTTGCCATTCATATTACAAAGAAGTATCCAAATTTGAATATTTGGGTGAATGATCTTTATGAACCTCTAGTAAACTTCTGGCAACAACTTCAGATGTTTGGAACGGATTTAAAAGATAAACTGATTGATATTAAATTAGAATATAATACTCCAGATAAAGCAAGAGAATTATTCTACAAATCAAAGGTTTGTATTAATGAACCAGTTTTGTCAAATCTTGATCGTGCTGTGGCTTTTTATACTGTAAATAAGTGCTCCTTCTCTGGTCTCACGGAAAGTTCATCATTTTCGGAACAGGCATCTAATTCTAACTTCAGTGTGAGGGGGATTGAAAAACTTCCTGAGTATTCGGTGCTGATTGCCAATTGGCGCATAAGTAATTACTCTTATGATTATCTGATGGATGGAAGCAAAGGTGCATTTATGTATCTTGATCCTCCTTATGACATTAAGGATAATCTCTATGGAAACAAGGGATCAATGCACAAAGGATTTGATCACGATAAGTTTGCTGCCGATTGTGATGCTAATGATATGGATCAATTGGTAAGTTATAACTCTGATCAATTAGTAAAGACTCGTTTTCTTGGTGGAAAATGGACTGCTGCTGAGTTTGACTTAACTTATACAATGCGTTCTGTTGGTGAATATATGCGTGAGCAGAAACAACGTAAAGAACTCTTGCTTTTTAATTATGACTTACGAACTGAAGGATTGGTTGAACTCAATTAATTTTACTAAAGAAAATCTGATGGAAGATCCGTCAGTAAAAAAAGACTATGCACCTTATATTATAAATCGTTGTTTATCTGGACATATTGATTGTGTTTTATTTGCTAATGAAATGAATCTTAATCATTCTTTAGATAAAGATATGCAATATTCATTTTATCTAAATAGTCTAAGGAAAAAGAAGAGATTTTCTCCCTGGCTCCGAAAGGATAAAGTCACAGACTTAGAATGTATAAAGCAATACTATGGATATAGTAATGAAAAGGCATCGCAAGCTCTGAAAATCTTATCAAAAGAACAAATTGCTTTCATTAAACAACGACTTGATATTGGAGGAAAAAAATGACTACTGAACATACAACAGTAGAACCTGTAGTTAATTGGTCTCAAGACCAAATGATTGAGGTACTTCTTAATGAACCTGATGACTTTTTAAAAGTTCGTGAGACTTTAACTCGTATCGGAGTGGCATCTCGTAAGGAGAAAAAACTCTACCAATCTTGCCACATTTTGCATAAGCAAGGTAGATACTATATCGTTCACTTCAAAGAACTGTTTGCCCTTGATGGTAAACACGCTAATTTGACTGTGAATGATGTTCAAAGACGTAATCGTATTGTTCGTTTGCTTGCTGATTGGGGACTTATAACTGTTGTAAAACCAGATTCTGTGACAGATATTGCTCCCCTAAATCAGATCAAAGTTCTTGCATATAAGGACAAGGGTGATTGGGTATTGGAACAGAAGTATAATATTGGTAAAAAGGGTAAGACCCAGGAAACCGAATAAAAAAGTGGGGGGTTGCAATACCTCCTTTTTTGTGTTATAATTTTTTTAGTAAACTTACAAACTCCCTGCATTAGCGGCACTTTCTTTAGAGTTAGTGAACTGTTTGTTGATTTTAATTGAGACAAAAATGATTGAAACAAAGGATTTTACGGCAAACATTACCGTAAATTGCAATTATCCACTGCAAGATTTTTTAAACCTGCCTGAAGTTCCTTGTCAGAGAGATACTGAAGCACGATTGAGCAAAGCAAGGGGACATCTTAAAGAAGTTAGACCCGAACATTGCGTTGTTCATTTGGTTCGTCTGACAAAAGACTGTAATGTAGCAGGTAAACTGTATCCAAACGGTATGGTGTTTAGGGTAGATGGAAATACTAGAGCATTGAATTGGGAAAAAGAAGGATCTGATTATCTTCCACAGAAGTTGGTTGCTATTACCTATGAGTATGAGGATCTTGATCAAATTAAAGAGTCTTATGATACTTTTGATTCTGCTGAAGCAACGGAAAAAAATCAGCAAAAAGTTTATGGTATTCTTACTGGATTTTATGATTATATTCCGAAGAATGAAAAACTTTCCAGGGGAATTATTCTCTCTGGTATGAATAAGGCTTGTCACCTTATGAAACCTACCGAGTGGAATCAGTCCAATGTAAAGAACTCCGAACAACTTCGTGATCAACTTTCTTTTTGGATGATAAAGGGATGTCTTCAAGCACTTGATGAACTTATGGTTAGAAAGGATAGGTGGTGCCAACCATTTATTGCTGCTGCTCTTATGTCTCTTTACTATTATGGACCTAACAATCAAAAACTTCTTAAACTGTGGCAATTGATTGAAAAGGGTGTGGGAAATACTTTTGGTGATGATTGGGATGGTCTAACACACATCACTGAAACCTGGAAGACGGGTGGTATGTTTAAAGACCCTAATGTCTGTAAAGATACTCGATGGGATAATATGGACCGCACAGTATCTTATCTTTTATACTGGATTGATAAGTATATGAATGACGAAACTGGTTCAAAAGTTGGAAACGGTTGGGACAAGGTAGCAAAGGACTATAAGAATAGAGGAACACTCAATACCTCTCTTAATATTGCGTTGGGAATAACCGAATAAAAATGGGCGGGAAACAACATCCCGCTTTTTTTATGATCTCTTATAATTAGTAGTGGATGCCGAAAGGGTCCAATCACTACTAAGACGCTTCAAGGAGGTCTATTATGTTCGGAACAAGTTCACTGACACTTTCAGTACCAGAAACTGCAAAGTATTTACTAGATGCTCAAAAAAATAGTATTGGAATGGATGAATGGTTTAAGAGGTTTGATAGTGCATTTGAGACACACACAAACTATCCACCATACAATCTTGTAAAAGAAGACAGTATTACTTTTAGATTAGAAATTGCTCTTGCTGGATTTAAACGAGAAGAAATTGAAGTCACTACAGAATGGAATAAACTATTTGTAGAAGCAAAGAAATCTGATGATGCTGGTGAGGAATACTTACATCAGGGACTTGCCAAGAGAGCATTTACCCGTACCTGGACACTATCTGATGATGTAGAAGTTAAGGATGTTGCCTTTGTTGATGGATTACTCACTATTAAACTAAATAGAGTTATTCCGGAACATCAAAAGAAAAAATCTTATGAAATCGTTTGACGAGTTCAAAACAATTGCATACAAGAATGCGATTCCACATACCGTTTATAAAGGTGGTAAGTCTAAAAAAATCGGTAAAGGAAAGGCAGTTCCTGTAAGAAGCCACTCAAGTGCTGGTGGCGATGGCGACGGAGATTGATAAATAGTATTGAGCTAAACTATCGTTGTCGCAGGGAGGGAACTGGCAAAAACCAGTTGTGCCTCCCCTTTTTTTGTGCTATAATACTAAGAGGTATGGAGTAAAGATGACAGTTAAACTTTTGTTGTTGAAATCTGGAGAAGATTTGATTGCAGATGTTCAAGAGATGGTTTCGAGTAAAGAAGATAATCCTATGGTTATTGGGTATCTTTTGAACAAACCTTGTATTGTAAAGATGAGAGATCCTAATCTTCTTTCTGAAGAAGCATCTGATGAACAAAAAAAGGCATCATTTCAAGTCTCTCTTTATCCCTGGATGCCCTTGTCTTCTGATAAGGTAATTCCAGTTCCTTCTGACTGGGTAGTAACAATTGTGGAACCCGTCGCAAAATTAACCGAAATGTACGTAGAGGATGTTATTAACTATGGAAAAGAAAATGGTCAAGATTCTGTTTCTGATGAATCAGCAAATTCTAATCAGCCAGATTGAAGAAATTGGTGCTGATATTGGAGAACCAGATTGTAAACTGGTAAAACCCCATATCGTTACTGAGTATAAGGAAGGTACTAGCACTTTAACTCCATTTTTGTATAAGGTTACAAAGCAAGATACATTTATGATGAGTTCTGATAAGATTCTTACTCTT